TATATTTGCGTCTCATAGGTGGTAGGGGAGGTGGCGACCAATACCCAAAACGTTTCAGGGTCTTCATTAAATATCTATCAGGAGATATTTTTAAGACCATTTAAGTCTTTCTATAAAACGTCTATATAAATATGGCCCGATCTCACTTAGGGAACCAAATGGTACATATCTATAATCTGGAAAGTCTTCACCTATACCCAAAAGTTGTGCAATTTTGTATCTATTATGGGGACAGTTTCTCGCAAACTTAATATCTTCAGAATTGTGTGTTGCGATGAGTGTATGTACATTTTCACCCGCACTTAGCGACATATCAAGACCCTGTCTAAATGATTTATCTACGGCATCTTTGTTTGGTAAAAGACCATCTTGCTTACCAAGATAAGCTCCTCTCACAAGTTTTACACCCAAATTAATACCATGGCGTCTCGCTGCATTAATATCAACCTCGAGTTCTTTGAGTGCAGCGATGCGATACATCTGATATGTCTTAAATACATTCGGTTGATACCTATTAAATTGTAACATCATATTATATGATTCTTTGGGGTATATAACATCTTCCGCGTCTATACAAACTTGACATTGATTATTGATTGCATGCTGAACTATCTTCTTTACATGGGATTCTGCAAAATTTGGAGAGGCCCTGGATCCAAATGAAGTCATTTTGAGGGCAAACATTGACCCCGGAAAAGATGATATCATCATCATGTTAACTTCTGAGACATGGTTTGCGTCATCTGGGTGGCAATTCTCTCTGGCATAATCCAAAATTACTTTGGATCCAGATCTATAGACATCTCTTATAACTTTAGGCATTTCATGATTAAGAGCTGCGTACCTGAGCATACCTTAAAGATGTCAGACATTTTTAAGTAAATGGAAACTCGGGCTTTAATCACACAAGTTCTTTTACCCAGAATTAGACAGCTTGAGGAAGAAGTTGCCGCTCTACGAAGACAGACTTGGCCTTATGTTCAAGCGGAGAAAGACGCAAGAGGTTTGCGAAGTATAGACGAATTACGGGACTTTTTTAAGAATTTAGACGATGACACCACTTTAGAACTCTTGAGACTCAAAGCAAGACTCTCAAGAAATCCAGGTCTTCAGGGAAGAGAGGTTGATATGATCATGAGCTTACGAAATAATTTTTGTTGATGTATAATAAATGGTAAAGACACCTTTTGGTATACCAGTTCTCATGATGCCAATGTTGCTCCCATGTATGCCAATAATATTGCCAGCGTGGGCCTTTTACAAGACTATACTTGGTGGTGACAAACCAATGTCAAATAAGAGATTGGGTTCTCTCGTGAGCTCTATGTGTTGTATAATGCTAATTTCATACGCAGCTTCAAAGAGTCCAATCAAGACACCACCTATTATGATGGCGACAGCGCTACTCACATGTCTGAGCTGCTGCTCGAGTTCGGTGGTAGCGAATGACTTCAAAAAACGCGCAGAAAGTTTGCTCAAGGACGACAAGAAAAAGAAAAAGTAATTTAGAAGAAATTATCTGTACGATAAAGCTTTACCGCATATGAACCAGTCTTACCAGTTACTGAGACTGTTTCAGTTCCATAAAGTTCTTCACAACCAATGTCTTCCATACAATCCCGTCCATTAAACGCAACTGGAATTGGGTAGAGGTTTTCACCACCCGTTGTTGTGTAATAATGGTACCTGTCCCGTCTACCCCGAACTTCTTTTCCATAGAGGGGAAGCGTTTCCTGACCAGCTCCGGTCAAAATACCCATTTGTTGCATGTAACCCGGTTTGTATTTCTTGATTGGCGCTTCTCTGAACTCGGGAGCCCGTGTTGGTTTTGGTCTGGGTTGCATTGGGACACCCACCTGCACTGGAACCTTTACAACTTTGGGATTACGAACGATGTAAATCAAAGCAGCAGCAAGTGCCACAACCACGAACCACAAAAGTTGATTTTTTGTTTTGTTCTTCATTTATATTAGTTAAGGAATATTATTTAGATAAAGACAATGAAGGTCCTGTCAATTGATATTGGATATCATAATATGGGTTTGGTCTTAGCCGAGTGTGGAAATGGTCCAAAAATTGACATTGAATACATAAAGAAAGTTAGTCTAGAAGATTACAAACATATCCAAAGTAATGACATTGTAGATTTAGTTCCTTTATTTGTGGAGGATCATCAATTTATTTTTGATGCGGCAGATAGAATACTCATAGAGAGACAGCCACCAGGGGGATTTACGAATATAGAGGTGCTTCTACATTACATGTTCAAAGATAAAGTTGTTTTAGTTTCACCTGTGAGCATGCACACACATTTTGGTATGAGGCATCTAAACTACGAACAGCGTAAGGAGCGAACTGTTTCTATCGCCAGTAAACACGTGTCTGGGGAAATTCCATATGAAAGGAAACACGACATAGCCGACGCAATTTGTATGATAATTTACTATAATTTTAACGTGTCGGTTCATTTTTTTGATCGTTTCAAGTTTGGTGGCGCTCGGCTCTAATAATTTCGAGAGCATTTGCAACCGATTCCAAGGCTTGAAACATCGTGGCAGTGCTTCTATTTTTGCAGCAATTTCTAATATTTTCAATATTGTATTCGAAGGAAGACTTTTCTTTTTGTCTCTTTTCTTCAATACTCTTCATAACATTTTCAAGTCTCTCAATTTCACTATCAATTTTAGTTGTGATGACTTCAACCGCTTGATCCATTTTTAAGTTTTCTTCTTCATACCAATCTAAGTGTCTCTTCAAAAGTTCTCTCTTCACTTGTGACTTTGTTCGTTCAATTTGTTTTTCAACTCTACTAATTTTCTCATCAATGATGGCAATATTGTTGAGATACTTCTCATAGTGATACTCCTTCGATTTCTCGAGGACCTCAATTTGCTGCTTGATATCGAGAATAGCTTCCATTTTGTTATATGGTGATTACACTTCAAAACTTTATATTGGTTTGGGCATCTTACCAGACATCATCAATTTCAAATCATTGATAAATGTGTCAAACCGACCAAGTCTGTATTGAACAAGTGCCCAAAGCATGAAAAATATAGTCTTCGTCAAATTGTTAACTTCGTTATCATCCATCTTGTATATAGGACTGACGACTCTATGCATAAAAGTCGATTCCTTTTGTTGTCCTGTAACAGCCATCTCCATTTGCGTAAGGGCACACGTATCATCATTGACCGACCAATGATAGAACAAGAATGGGATAAGTATGGAGTAAAACTCCAAGTTTCTCACGTCATTTGTGAAAGGAACCACGAGAATGGCAATGAGGAAAACCAGATGAATCCAGAATATTATGTTCATCTATTATAAAATGAGCGAAGAAATTTTTGACGACCAAATGATCAAACAAAAGGAGCTCGAGCACCGACGTGACAGTTGGAACGAGCAACATGAAAGTATATTGAGACAGTGGGGTGAGGCGTCTGGGTGCTACAGATACATGCATCACAGGGCGTTCCTTATGTACAAAAAATTGAGTATGCGTTTTACTTTGCCTGTCATTGTGCTATCAACTTTGACTGGTACCGCTAACTTTGCTCAAGAACAATTTCCAGAATCTGTGAGAGGTATGGTTCCATCTGTGATCGGTGGTCTCAACCTTATTGCTGGTCTTATTGCGACAATTATGCAATTCTTGAAGATCAATGAGTTGATGGAGAACCACAAGGCGGCGGCTCTCTCATACGGTCTCCTCTCTAGAAATATTAGACTTACCTTAGCCTTAGCCCGTGAAGAGCGTAATCAAGATGGTTTGGACTTTGTGAATAACTGTAAGACTGAATATGATCGTCTCATTGAGCAATCACCAACAGTCCCTGCGGTTATTTTGGTAGAGTTTGAAAAGGAATACCCACTTGACAATATCTTCACCAAGCCAGAGATCCTAGATGTCAGAGCAATTCCAAAGTTGAGATTGCCTGGTTTTACAAATATTCCATCAAGAAGAGGTTCAAGTGTCGTAGGTGAAGTAACAAAACAGGGTCCTCTTGGTGGAATTGGCGATCTCATAAAGTCAAAAGACGAATACAATGAGAGAACTAAGATCCTTGAGGAAATGCAATCTGAATTGGATGAAGAGGAGGAACTTAAATCAGTGGTCTCTGAAGAACCGACAGACGTCGAGCAAGGTAGATAAGAAGAATAAACATTGCGACATTAGTTAAAAGACTGCAAGCAACATATGGTAAAATTTTCCTTTTTAAAGGTTTTACGATACGTTCATGTAGTGCGTCA